AGCAAATGTATTCACTCCTACAATAGTAGAATCAAGAATAGGTTTACTTACTCCGTCAACATCAAAAAATTGATTGTTTGATTTTGAGGTATATGAAACTATACCTGTTGAAGTATCATTAAATGTAACAAATAATGTTCCACTAGTTGCAAATCCGATAGTTGAATCAACATCAAGTACAGTCAGACCAATTCCAGCGTTACCAATCAGTCTTGTTTTTGGTTGAACCCCAAATGCTCCATATATTGATCCATCTACTCGAATATCTTTATTAGATCCAGCATCTACACTTAATCTATAAAATGTTTGACCTGTACCAGTGATTATTGTTTCAACATTAGAAATAGGGGCATACGCTCTTTCTTGATCATCATATGCATCTTGAAAAAGAGTCATCAACTCAAGGTTGACTGGATCACCTTTAATTGGTTCTACTACCAAATCATTAGTTACATTATATTGAGCATTTGAAGGAGTGAATAAAAATTCACCAGGTCTTACAATTTTGACATTTTCTGCGTAAAGTGCTTTGAATAATATTTCATAAGATCTATCAGTTCCTTTACTCAGATAAAAATCTTTTGAATTTTTAAGAAAAACATTTTGATTCAAACTTTCATTAAATGAACGTTCTTCGAGTCCTGGTAAAATTTGAGATTTTGTTTTAGTTAAAAACTCTTTTAAAAATAAATTTGATAAATTTTCAACTCTAGATCCAAAAGTATGTGCAACACCAACACTTGTATCAAAAACTAATTGCTCAGGATTTGAAGGAGATGTATATGATGTAATACCACTAAAACCTCTTACACATCCTGTAAATGAGGATCTTGTTTTTCCAGTGTATGTAATGATTTCATCATCAATCTTCAAAAGACCGTAGGAATCAGGAAACCCATCAGTTCCAGCAGGGTCTTTAGAAAGATCAATACTTATAACATTTTCAAATGAATTAAGAACTGTACTTAATCCAACAGACGTTGATAAGTTTGTTGTCTCATCTATTTTGACGTACTTATCAATATTTTGAAGTAAATCAAGAGGAGCTCCTTGATATTCTTGCGCGATATAATATTGTTTTAAAAATTCGGTTACTAAAGGATAGTCCTCTCTTACATATTGAGGAACTTGATTTTTAACAATGGAATTGATTTTAATTCTTTTCTCTGACATTTTATCCTTATTTGATTAGTAACCGCTTCCGCCGCCCGATCCAGATCCACCTGTTGATGATCCAGAGGTACTAACGGTAGTTGAAGGTACAGATGTTGTTGTGGTTGTTGTAGTCGGTCTAGCACTTGTTGTTGTTGATGTAGAGGTTCTTACAATAGATCCTCTACCACCTTCTCTTACAAGATTACCGTTTGGATAACTTGAAGTTACAATATAGTTTGATCCTGCAGGATCTAATCCCGAAGAAATTTCATCCACAACAGTTTCAAAATTACTGTTACTTATATCTAGTTGCAAATAAAGATCCTGTAATCCAATAACATCATTTGAACTCGGAGTTGCTTCGATCTCAATAATTGTTTGCCCATCTTTTACCATGCCACCTTGAATATTTACTGGATTAATTGTAATAACCCCATTTATATAATCAATCGAACCAACGTTTCTTCTAACTATTGATGGTGATTGTGATCCAACATTAGGAATAGTAAAGAAGAAAAGAGTTCCAGTTTCTCTATTAGGTCTTGGCAAATCTCCTAGGTATACATCTTGGGAAATTCCATCAATTTTAAATGCAGAGGTTTTGATGTTAAATCCATCAGGATCTTTTACTTGAAACTTATTACCAAATCCAATTTGATATTCAGCAAAACCATTTAGAACAACTCTTAAATCTCTTCTCATACGAAGAGTAGTAATATTCGATGTTATTGCTTCATGACTATCATCAACAATTTTTAAAAACTTACTATATTTAAACCTTGCACCATATTTGTTTAGTTCGGTTGATTCTGCATACTTATTAGTATTTGTTTGTACTGTTGAGGAAACAAATGCGGGTGATTGTGCTTTATTGGTATTAAAGTATACTTTTGAATCTACTTCAATATACAGATATTTTAAATCGAGTATTTCAGGAACGATACCTGCAACAGCAAATTTCTTCAATTTACTTTTTATATTTTGCTTTATAAGATTAGGAAGAAAATCACCTGTCCTAGGTTTAATGCTAATAAAAACTTTTCCATATTGAGGAGGAATTAACTCTTCTCCACCAAATACAGAAATTGATTCGGTTTCAGGATAAATTTTAGATGGAATTAATGTTTCATAATCACCTGCTGTTAATGCTCTATTTTGAGCAGCATAGATTCTTGGGGCATACCTACGAATAGACTCCACAGACTCGATTGTATCGCCCCCAGAGGACGTTAAACCGGTTGTTAGGAGTGATATACCCGATGTAACTGTATATGTCTGTGCATTTCTTGTATACGTTAATCTTCCTGAAAACTGGAAGGAAGAAATACCATTTCCAGAGTCTCCATCTGATACAATGTAATTTGCAGTAATGTAATTGCCCTCTTCAAGTGCTTTACCAAAAATATTGTCTCCAAAGAAAATCTCATATCTTTCATCAGAGATTTCTTGAAGAAAATATGCTTTTGACTCTCCACCAATATCAAATAAACTATCTTGGTTTGAGTATTTTGTTAAAGCAGAGGAATTTTCGTTATTTTTTACTGTTACCGAAATAAGGGACGTGTCAACACCAGAATTTGGTAAAATAAACTTCTGATTAGGGATTCTAGTGCTATATGTAAAATTAGAACTTAATAAAGTTCCCTCATAAATTGAAATATCATTGAAACTTGCTATATTATTGAATACCGGTACTGAAATATCATCTAAAATACAAAATGTTTTAGATTGATTTCCAAAACTGCCGGTTGTTGTTGCTACAATACCTTTATGAAGGGTAATTGTTGCTGGGGTAGGTGAAATATTACTTGTATCTACAAAAAAACTAACTGTTGCTCTTGATGATTGCCTAGATCTAGGAACATACCCTATATTTCTTGCTAAAGCAACAATATTTTCTCGTAATGTTGCAGTATCAATGAAGACCTCATTCGCAACCATGTTTGCGTTGTATGAGGAGATATAAGTGTTGTATGCTAATACATCAAGAATTGTTGAAAGGTTCGATCCTTCAAAGTCATAATCCGTAAAATTGGAATTTGACTTAAGATAATCTTTAAGTGTTGTCTTAACTTGATCGAAATCTAAGTTAGTGTAATTAGCGAGTGGCATTTTTATCTATTTGACTGCAAGACGAATTGTAACTCTTGAGGTGGGATGTCAGCTCCAACAATGTCATATCTAATAATTACATCAAATGCATTCCCATCAAAATCAGGAAGAACTTTAACTTCCCTTAAATTAACTCTATCTTCAAAATTAACAATTGATCTTTGAATTTGATCTCTTATGTTTGAAGCAGAAATGTCATCAATATTTTCAAATAAGGATTGACTTACATCAGAACCAAAGTCCTCTTGAAAAAACTTTTCTCCAGGAACTGTAAAAACAATATTACGAATTGATCTGGAGATAGCATTTTCATTTTTAAGTGCAATCAAGTCATCATTTAAGGGATTTGCCTTAAATGACATGCTAATATCCTTAAATCCTTGACTTACCCTTTCTAGAGGCACAAAAATACGGCGATTATAACTTATTTATTAAGGCATTTAATTAAAATTCATTCAATGTTTGAGAAGGAATAATAGTATACTCCTCTTCAGTCTCAAAAATCTCAGTATTTTTGCGAGAATCGCGTTTTTTGGGAGTTTGATCATCATTAGCAATCTCTCTTAGCATTTTTTGATGCTGATCGTTTGCTAAATTGTCTAAAAAATCATGATTAGTCATCATTGTTCTCCTTTTTTGGTGAATTTTCTTGTTCTTTTGCTGTTTTCCAAAAATATTCGTCTTCACGACCCATTCCAAGTCGATCAAAACCATTTTCAACCTGATAATATTGAGTTGATACCTTAAAATCAGGCATTTTAGGTTCAACAGGTGTTAAACTGTTGTCAAAAATCCGCATTCTATTGTTTGGATACAGTGCATACTGTCCATTATTCAATTCAATTAGATTATGTGACTTATGTTCAGCAGGATTTTCACTTGTTGCATAATCAACGACCTCAGGATCTTGATGATAGTTGTCTAAAGTACAAATATATGTACCTTTTTGTATACCATGGTCACGAGTATATAATTCATAATCCATACTACCGATAAATTGCTTAGTAACTGATACAACACCATAATCCATACAATTCCAAAATTGTAAATTAGGTAAACTCATATCAGGATCAGGTAATTCAGGTTCAGATACAAATGCACTGATAGGTAACTTATCGTACATTGCAGCATATTCAGGTAAATAAGTTTCAAAATAAAAAGTGCGCCCAGGAATCGACTTTGCCGATACCCAGACGCCTTTAACAAATTCACCATGACCACTTTGATGATCAGTTAGATATTCTTTACGAACCCATACTTCTACAGATGGAAGATTACATATAAGTGCTGACATGATGTATTCATATAACTACACTATTTACCCTGTCCGCGATATCTTTTCTTTGCCCTATTACGAGACGACGCGGCGTATTTTGTATGCTTACCATTCCCTTGACGAGTGTTCTTCGGATGTGACTCCACAAACTCTGTACCTGATAATGATTTCCGTACTGCCATAATAATCTCCTAGTTAAATTACACGAGTCTTTTCGTGACCAACGCGAATGCGAGGGTCACACCAAATATCCATACCTTCCTCTTTGGCATCTAAACAGAATGAGACATCCTCACCACACATGTCTTGAACACTACCAGACTCAAAGACTTGCATCTTAGGTGCAAACCATGGATACTCTAGATTCTCAAATACTCCCTTCTTGATCAATACCCATCCAAAACCTGTGTAGTCTACAGTGAATGGTTTCTTACGCTTACCAATTGAATCAACAGTTTCATGATTCATCACTCCACCATTCTTACGGAAGTCATCCTCCTCTAACCAGTGTGCGACAGAAGTTGTGTGACCATCCTCAGTTGCATACCAACCACTTACAATCTCTTTCTCTTCTCCTTCTTCACTGATTGCCATGTCACATAGTTGCCAAAACTTATTAGTGTCAAAAACAATATCACTATCGATCCATAACTGATAATCATATTCTAATTTACCATCCCAAGGAATCTGCTTAGGACCGCGCAATACATTTGCACCTAAAACCTTACAACGGGCAAAATTAACCATTGATGAGTAGTCTTGACTAATCTGAATACTCATTCCATTCTGTACCATATCAAAGCACAGTTGTACAAAGTTCTTCAGAAATGTAAATGAACATCCACGACCAAGTAGACAAATAACAATCGTCTTGCCCTTCATCCTTTCCTTAATAGCCG